CATGCTCAGTCCAAGTTCTTCCTTCAATTCGTTAATCTGCTCATAATATTCGGGGTTACGTACACGGGCAATCGTATGCGGCACGCCCAGCTTTTTCCCCAGCAGGCAGGCAAGCATATTTACCTCATCCGCGGAGGTTGCCGCAATCAGCAAATCTGCCTCAGGCACACCTGCTCTTTTCTGGACAAGCATGCTTGCGCCGTTCCCCTCCACACTCATAATATCCATCGTATTGGAAGCATTATTCAGAACACTTGTATTATTATCAATTACAATGATGTCATGTCCTTCACCGGAGAGCTGTCTGGCGATAGTGCCGCCGACCTTACCGTCCCCTACGATTACAACCTTCATGCTGTATCCTCCTTATCCTTTAAGGAAATTTTCTGACATTCTTCAATCCATCAAGCTATCATATCACTTTATTCCCAAAATGTATATACTTATTAAAAACATTGATAAAACAAGGTGTTCTATATGTATTTTTTATTTCTACACCAATTTCTACACCAATTTTAAGTTTTTTTCTATTGCTTCGATTTCCTCCAGTTTGGATTCATCCGTTACATGAACATACAAATTCATCGTCATTTCAATTTTGCTATGACCTAGGATTGCTTGCAGCGTTTTAGGGCGCATACCACTTTCTATACATCTCGTAGCGAATGTGTGCCTTAGCAAGTGAATTGAGAACTTTCTCATTCCCAATCTATTGCAAATAGCATATATTCCTTGATTATACGCTGACTTTTGAATTAGATTTCCGTTTTTGTTCAGAAAAATATAATCTGCATACTGGATTGGAATAATTTTGTTTTGAGAATTCTTCTCTTTTTGACTATATAAAATATTGACAGCTTCTTTTGTAAGCGGTATCTCCCGATGCCCGCTTTTTGTCTTTGGTTCTCCGATTACAAACCCTTGTTTCGCGACCTCCGATGCACTTCTCTGTATTTTTATTTTTCGATTTTTAAAATCTACATCAGACCACTTTAACGCAATCAATTCTCCAACCCGAATCCCGGTTTGCAGCACAAACGCATATCCATTATAAAATGATGATTTTTCTGATTCTTTTAAGAAAGTTTTTTGCTCATCAACAGTTAGTGCTTCTCGCGCTTCTGTTTTTTTACCACCAGTTGCTTTCACATTCCTTCTTACAGGATTTCTTTCTATTAAATAATTTTCGACAGCACATTCAAAAACACTCCACATTAAATCTCTATGCACCTTAATGGTAGATGTCTTATGCCCTTCATTCATCATATTTAGTACTTTCTGACAATGAATCGGCTTTACGTCTTTTAATTCCATATTCCCAATAATTGGAGAAATAGAAAAGCTCCACATACTTCTGTAGTTTCTTTCTGTTATAATTCTTATGCTATCTCCCTTTACTTCATTTATCCAGTAGTCAAACCACGCATCGACTGTTGGAGAGTCAGAAAAGAACACATCACCATGTTCATCCTCAAACTGCGCATCTGCCATCCATGCCCTGCACTCCTGCAACTTATGAAAGTATTTCTGTTTTCGTTTTCCAGATTTTGTTGTAAAACGTCCTGTATACATTCCGTCTTTCCGTTGGCTGATACCAACGCCTAATTCTTTACCTCTAAGGTCTTTTCCCATCGTTACACACCCTTTCATTTTGAGAAAAGCCCCATACAGCTTCATACTACCATACGGGGCTAATTTCTGTCTATATCTCAACAGTATTTTCAATAAACTTGTCGAATTCCTTTCGCTTAATGAGCTTTCTGTTCCCGTTTGTAAGAGCAAAAGTGCATCTTGGGTTATTCGCAAGTTTTCTGAGCGTTGCCGTTCCGATATTGCTATAGGCGGACGCTTCATCAATCGTCATTGTAACTTTCTGCCAAATCGGCACTTCTGGTTTCGACATATCCTCAATCCTTTCTATTTTCTTATAAATCTTCCTCAAAATGCGATTCACCGTAGATGATGATATTTTCATCGTGTCCGCTATATAATCAATAGGGGAACCGTTACTGGACAGTTGAAATACCATCATCTCATCCTCGGTAAAATTGGCGTTCTCTATAATTTTTCGCAATTCTGGCTTTGTCAAATCTCGCAAAGCCAATTAAGAGTACCCCCTTTATGTATTCTCGTTAGACCAAAGCAATTTCTTATTCCCTTTCTTGTCGGTCTGAAAAATAGTATCCTCAGTCATTTCGATTCCAATTTCAGCCTTTACGACTTCCTCAATATCATCAAGACAAAGGTGCTTATCCCCAACATCAGCCCATAACTGTTCAAAAGCAACCAATGCCTTTGCGCACCGCTCCGGACCGAAACCAAATTTATCATGCAGAACCAACAGCATAACCAGTTCCATTTGAGAGTCTAAGCCATTATTTATGACTTTCTGCATATTCTCGATAGCCTCTGTCTTTGCTTCTTCAATGATTCTTTTTTGCTTCTGATACCGTTTTTTCTTTTCAATCTGATTCAGATTCATCTTTTACGCCACCTTCGCAAGCCACAGAAAGAAATTTGTCCACCCTTTTCTGCGCTTCCGGCGGCAGATTTTCGTAAAAGCTAATTTCTTTGACTTCTTTGACTTGGTATCCACATCTTTCTTTCATTCTCTCCATAGCCTTGATGGCAAGAAATGCACCGTTGATAGCTACATGATACGCAGCAGGCAATCCGCTTTCCTCGTCACGCGCGTCATGGTCTTTTTGGTAAGTAATCGTATGCCGCAGCAGAGCAGCTAACAATCTATCATCGGAAATATTGCGCCATGATTCGATACCTTCAAGACCGTATTTCTCAACAGCAAATTCACGAACCCTTGCCAATGGTTCTAAAAGTTCCAACGGCACAAGGTTAAGTTGCGGTTTTCCTTCATCAGATTTTACGATTGGCGTTTTCATAAATCTTCCTCCGTTCTGGTTTTTATCTGATACTCATTGCCTTTATTTTCTCTAATTCTGCATGAACGGTGTCCATAACAGAATCATCCACTACTCTTTCCTTCTTCTCCTTGCCTTCAATCAGCAGTTTGCTCTTTTCGTCAAACGCATTAGAAAGCTGCTTAATCCTATCCTGCATTTCTATTCTGGCAGGATTTTCATTATTAGAAAGCAAATTCCGCACTTCTGTTGGCAGCTTTGCGCTTTCGTCTTTCTGCATCAGCACAAGCCGGTATGACCGCTGAAAATTACTCATAACTACTGTCTCGTTATAATCTTCATCCGTAGCCCAAATGTGTAGCTGTTCTGGCGTTCCGATTGCACGTTGAATAATTGCAGGAAGTTTCAAAAATTCCTCGGTATATCGGTATCCGCTGTTTCTAATCGCCATACTGACTAACGACCACGCCTCCATTTCGTTCAATTCCTGCGGTTTGCTAACGGAATGAACCATATCAACCAACTGCCCGATTGTCGGTGCAAATCCGCTTGTATCGGACAGGATATAGGATTTCAACGCAACCGAAATCTGCTGATATGTATAATCTGAAAGCATCATTCCCCAAACCTCCGTTGTTTCTTCGATATTCTTTGGTCTGAAATTCTGAAAACAGTTATACATGATACGCAGGATTTTCTTCGTTTCCTCTTTTGTCAGCACAAAACACACCCCCTAAAAATTCCAGTTTATATCGCTACTGGAAGCCTTCCCGATTTTCTCCCAAACAATACCTTGATATCCGCTTGAAATGCTTTCATTTATTGCCGTTGATACCGCCGTATCTCCGTACTGTGTTGATTTTTCGGATATTGTTTTTAAAAGTGTCCGCAAACCTCTTTCTTTGTACTTGAAATTTCTCTCTCCCTTGTAGGCTATCCAGTCCTGCACCGATTCCAGAAGATAATCGGAAATAGCAAACTCGGAAACCATGTCATTCAGCATATCCGCAGAAGATACTTTCTTTACAGAAACGGAAGGAATACTTTTCGGTTCTTCTTCCGTCTGGCAATCGTCCGCACTGCCTCTAACCTTATTTACCGTATCCATAACGTACCGCCTAAAATCATCGGACTTAATATGCTTTGCAACATTCTCAACTCCTGCAAGCGTTTTCTCTGACTTGCTCCAGTTGTATTTGTACCATTTGAGAATCAAGACTTCCTTTGTTTCCGCACAGTACCGAATCACGCCATGCACATTTTCAAAACGCCTTATCAGCCTTGAAATTGTGTCCTTCGTATATCCTGTATGGTGCGATATTTGATTAAAACTGACCTCATAGCAGCCGCAGATGTTCGTCTGTGGGTTTGTCAGAAGATAAGCATAGAAATACTTATCCTCTGGCGTGAAATCATCCTCGACCTTGCTGTCCGTCCAGAACGATATATGCAAATTCCTGTATATTGCCATAAACAACACCACACTCTTATTTATTGTTGATTTTCTCGTTAAGATTCATACTTTGTACTCCTGTTCCATCCCTCCCTCGGCTTCTCGCACCGTTCAAATTCAACCACCCAAACCCAAGGGTTAGCCGCCCATCCGCAACGGCCAATGTCGGATTTTTTGATGGTGGAATCCCATACATCGGGAAAACCAAGTGCTGTTGATGTATAATCGAAACATCCCTCTGCTTCTGCATCATCATCTGTCATATCCTGCAAGCGTTCCACCCTAACATCCGTCACCTTCAGCCAGATACGAGCAGCTTCTTTCGGCATGTGAATTGATGGATGCCATATATGGCTATCATTTTTAAAGCCACTTTCTGCTACTTCGTCCGCTCTAAAAACATACTGTTTATCTGAATTTAAAGCAATTGGATACCCCCAAGTTTCCAGGACATACAGAATATCGCCCGGCTGGTACGGCAATTTGTAAAATCCTTCGCCGTATCCATCGGCATACACCACCCTGCAAGATATACAGCCTTTTGGTGTAAACATGGTATACCCCCACATCGCATCATCAGGGATAGCACCTTTCACAATCCGCCGAGCGCATGTCTTTCGTCCATCCAGAATCGCTTGTACCATTTCTGTATTAAATAAAATCGGTTTAATTGCCATTTTGTCATTCCTCCTCAATCGGTGTGTTCCAACATTTTATACAGTTCGAG